CCATTTGTCATAACACACACAACACACAAAGGAGATGAAAATGACTATGACACCTTATGAAATTAGACTAGAGTTGGTAAAACTCGCAAAAGATATGCTGAGCGAAGAGTTTAATACTCGACACTCAACCATTAAAAGCGAATGGGAAGTATTGTGCTCCGCAGCAATGGGAAACAAAACACAACTTCCATCTCAACCAAATTATCCGAAGTATTTTACTGAGGATGATGTTTTGGATAAAGCCACACGGTTGAATGATTTTATTTCAAACGGCAAGTAATGGCTAAGAGTTGACCGCTTGGTAACAGAAAAGTCAGGTGGCGAGGGCAACCTCGCCATTCTTTACTTACTTTATATTCTCATATGAAAGTTGCAATATATCAATCATATTACGCCAAAGAGCAAACAATCAATCTTGATTATCGAAATTTCATTCCGTTCGATAACACAGAAAACGCTCAACCACAACTGAGAGAATATCCTCTCCATAAGAAGATTTACGAGAAACATAAGGAAGATAAAGACACGCACTGGGGTCTTGTAAGTTGGAAGTGGGGAGAGAAGATAAAATCTGATGGCACTTTCTTCGTTCGTTGGATTAAAAAGAATCCAGGTTATGATCTCTATTTTATTGATCCGCACATACAAGAAGCCGCAGCCTTTAAGAACCCATTCATAAATGGCGACATCTCTCATCCTGGATTGATAGAATTCAATCGTCGGCTATTGAAAAAATTAAACTTAGATATTGATCTTGATCGTGATGGTTTTCATCCCGACTTAACTTCGACTTGTACTTTTTGGATTGGTAACAAAAAGTTTTGGAACGAGTGGTTTTCTTTTTTTGAAGAATGCATGGAAATAATCAAGAATGATCGTGATTTGTTTGAGTTTGCATATGGTCCATCATTAAAACTGCATCTTGGTCGTCCCACCATAAATTTCCCATTCATACACGAAAGATTAATTTCTTTTTATTTGTATAAACAAAAGAGTCTTCGTTGGACCAAATATCCATACGATTCTACTACCTTCTATAACAAATTGACTTTGGAATATGGTGACAGTGGATTGGTCTTTTATAAGACATTGTATCTTTTGAAAAAGAAAGAAACATACTGTGGTAACAAATTGATTAAACCTATGACTGATGAAGAGTTCGGTCACAAGAGTAAAATTCGTACTCCTGATGGTATTATCTAGAATAAATAAATCAAAATAATTGGAGGATTTATGAACGTATTGATTACTGGTGTTGCAGGCTTGCTTGGCTCTCGTTTAGCAGATTGGATCATTGAAAACAAACCAGGTGTCAACGTTGTTGGCATCGATGATTTGAGTGGCGGCTATATGGAGAATGTAAATCCAAAAGTCACTCTAGCAAAACTCGATCTTGCCGCACACGACTTTGATCGTTTGTTTGAAGATTACAAATTTGATTATGTCTTTCACTTCGCTGCTTATGCCGCAGAAGGTCTTTCGCCATTCATTCGTTCTTTTAACTACACAAACAATCTCGTTGCCACCGCACGAGTTGTAAATCAATGCATCACTCATGGTGTGAAGAGGATTGTATTTACTTCTTCTCTTGCAGTTTATGGAGAAGGTACTCCACCATTCAGCGAAACAGATCTTTTGATGCCGATAGATCCATATGGAGTCGCAAAGATGGCGTGCGAACGCGATATTCAAATCGCTGGCGAGCAACATGGTCTTGATTGGTGCATCATTCGCCCACATAATGTGTATGGCGTCAAACAAAACATCTGGGATAAGTACCGCAATGTTCTTGGTATCTGGATGTGGCAACATTTAAATAATCTTCCAATGACTATTTTCGGAGATGGAATGCAAATGCGAGCATTCAGTTACATCGATGACTGTTTGGATGGATTGTGGAAGGCAGCGGTTCAAGAGAACTGCTCGAAACAGATTATTAATCTTGGTGGAACGAAAGAATACACCATCAAGGAAGCAAACGCTATTCTTACAGAAGTCATGGGTGGAGGTGTAACGGTACATCTCGAACCGCGCCATGAAGTGAAATACTCACATCCAACCTACCAGAAATCAGTAGATCTCCTTGGCTATTCCGACAAAACATCTCTTAAAGAGGGATTGACTTGTATGTGGGAATGGGCTAGAATACAACCTATGCGTGAACGATTTATGTGGGATCGTTACGAGGTTGATAAGGGTATCTACAGTTTCTGGAGGAAACCTTGAAAATTGAATTTGTAATTCCAACCTACAATAGAAATCTTCAACTTCTTGGAATGATTTCTAGTGTGTATTCGCAAACGAATCCAAATTGGAGTATACATGTAATTGCTGATGCACCGCACGATGGATTTGAAAGTATAGCATCTTCGTTTGGTGATGATACCAGAATTCGTTTTAGTATGCTTAATGGTCCCAATAAAGATTGGGGTCATACTGCTCGAAATTATGGAATTGAGTGTGCAAAAGAAGAATGGCTTGTTATGACTAGCGATGATAACTACTACTTTCCAAACTTTGTGCAGGAGTTTTTGGCAGTAGTAGATGACGATACTAATTTTATACATTGTGATTTTTTTCACAATCACTTTAAGTGGGAAAGACAAGAGTCTAAGATTGAATTGAACAAAATTGATATTGGTAATTTTGCCACTCGAACGTTGTATGCAAAACAACTTCGTTTGGATAAAAGTAAAATTAATGCTGACGGATATTTTGCTTTGGAGTATGTTGAGAAGTTTTGTAAACTACCTAAAATTATTAAAAAATTAGATAAAGCATTGTACGTTCATAATTGAGTTAGTGATTGTTCAATCAATTCACTGCATAATGGAGGCAACTATCATGAATGCAGTTCAAAAATTTGTCGATCAATATCATGATTTCATTCTTAAAGTTGGTGGATTGTTCGCGTTTATTTTCTTCGCCATTTACGTCCCAATGTCTTCACATCTAAAGGCAGAGGACACTCTCAATCATCAGATGATTGTTAACACACGTCTTGTCGAAGAAATGTCGTACATGCATAACGAAATGGCATTCTTTCAATTATCTTACGATAAGCAACAGGCTTTGATGAAAGAAGTCGATTGTCTTGCGCGCAACATTTACTTCGAAGCAGGTGGTGAACCATATGCTGGTAAGGTTGCTGTTGCTGAAGTCACGATGAATCGCGTAAGAAGTTCAGCATATCCAAAGACAGTTTGTGGCGTCGTTCATCAAAAGGCTAAAGGTGTTTGCCAGTTTAGTTGGGTATGTGAAGGTAAAAAACGAGTGAATGTTCGCACCGCAAGTTGGACAGAATCTATGCGAATCTCTCAACAAATGCTTGTTGCGAAAAAAGATACTAATGTTGTCGGCGATGCAAAATTCTTTCACGCTCATTACGTTGAACCTAACTGGTCTCGCACTAAAACGTTTGTGAAGAAAATTGGTAATCATCTGTTCTATCAGAATTAATTTATGAATGAAGAAAGTTTTGAGTTTCTGAGAAAGAAAGTTGTTTCTTTTCTGTTTACTTATGTGGTTGTATTCCTTATTGTCTTTTCGACATTGATGTACTTTGCATATAAATTCATAATAAAAGACAACATTGAATCGATAATGAGTTCCAAAGACAATCAAAGCATTATGTGCTTGGCGGATAACATTTATTATGAATCTGTCGGTGAATCTAAGCAAGGTCAACTCGCAGTCGCAACAGTAACTTTAAATCGCGTGAAGCACAAAAATTTTGCCGATTCTATTTGCGGTGTTGTGTATGAAAGAAAAACAACTTGCGAATTTAGTTGGGTATGTCAGCGAAAACTCTCCTCGGCTAGATTCCAAGATAACGACTGGAAACGTATCTATCAAATGTCTGAACAAATTGTTGCAGGCAGGAAAAATACTTTACCTGAACTGCGTAATGCGTTATACTATCATGCTGACTATGTAAATCCTTTCTGGGCTGAACATAAGCGACGCATTGTTAAAATTGGTGCGCATATATTTTATGAATAAGGTGTAATATATGAAGATAGATGTTGAAACAAAACTCGACTTCGCCGATGTGCTTCTAGTGCCAAAGCATTCAGATTTACACTCGCGACAGTTAGTAGATCTTGAGGTTGACTTTTTCGATTTAGATGTCGTTCCGATTGTCGCGGCAAATATGGATGGAGTTGGCACTTTTGAGATGGCTGTAGCATTGAGTCGCGATAATATCCTCACTGCATTGAACAAACACTATCCTCTAAATGCACTTATTGATTTCTATGACGCAGAGCGCGACGTAGCACCGTATGCAATTTATTCTCTTGGCGCTAACAATACTGATCTGGATAAGTTCACTCAATTCCACGCTCACTGTGTTGATAACGACATTCCCCTTCCTCGCGCTGTTTGTGTGGATGTTGCAAACGGTTACACCTCTAAGTTTTTAGATTTTGTTGCAGAATTTGCTGAGAATTATCCAGAGTATGGATTGATTGCAGGAAATGTCGTTACGCCAGAAGCAGTTGAATCGTTAATTGATGTTGGTGCGGATATCGTTAAGATTGGTATCGGTCCTGGATCAGTTTGCACGACTCGTAAAATGACTGGTGTTGGCTATCCGCAATTATCTGCCGTTCTTGAATGCTATGATGCAGCAGAGTCAGCGCGTGGTCGCATTATGTCTGACGGTGGATGTACCTGTCCTGGAGATGTAGCCAAGGCATTTGCTGCTGGTGCGCACTTCGTCATGATTGGTGGTATGTTTGCGGCACATGAAGAAGGTTTGCCGCCAGGGTTCCGAGATAACATTAAAGATGCAAGTAAGATTCCGTTCTACGGTATGGCTTCAAAGGCTGCACAAGAACTTCACAATGGTGGTGTTGCTGATTATCGCGCCAGTGAAGGTAAAGAAGTATACATAACGTATCGCGGCAAAGTTTCCAATACAGTAAAAAATCTTTTGGGTGGAATCCGCTCAGCCTGTACTTATGTTGGTGCCGAAGATCTATATCAACTTTATCATAAAGGTAAATTCATCAAAGTGAATCGCGTCATTAACGAAGTATTTGGTCCAAGCTGATGGCTACTCGAGAAGAAAAGAACAATTTCTGTATAATGATAGAAGAAATGGCTAGTAAAATGAATCTGAGCCTAATTGACGCTATTACTCACTACTGTGAAGAAAGTGGTCTTGAGGTTGAGGTCGCTGCAAGCCTGATCAACGAAAATCTAAAATCTAAAATTGAAGTCGAAGCACAAACGTTACGCTTCATACAAAGGTCATCTAGATTGCCAATATGAATGGCTACGACGCCTATGTTTGTTACATGTCGGTGAGATTACATTTCACTAACGATCACTTCGACTATTTTCAATACAACGGCAAATCGCGAACCACAATTGAAACGTTTGATTTACGAAAAGACAAATACTCATTTCACAGAATAGCACGAATGTATGATGAAGGTGAACTGCCATATTTCTATGCAGTGAACTTCTTTCATAAAGATAAAAACTGGATAAGTGAACTACTCAAAGACGAAGCAAAACAACTTTTTAAAGATTGGAAAAATTGGCAATCTGCACGCGCTGAAAATTTTAACGAAGATCTAAACAAACTTAAACAGATTAACTTTGGTGATTCATTACGCTGTAAGGATGGGCAGTTCCCTGAACTTCTTAATCTATACATGCAAAAGGAAATTAATCTGGATTCACTAATCATATTAGATCACGCAATTAAGTTGTTTGATCGTTGGAATACGAAGATTGAAGATGACTTTATTTGGAGTGATCTTTACAAGAAATTCAATAAGTATAAGCCATTCTTTTTTGCTTATGCTCCGTTGAATGATAGTATGTTTAAATTCATGATCAAGAAGGAGTTGACTCCTGTCGCGGTTTAATATATACTATTGTTGTTATGATATTGTGGATACAATTAATACTGTTAATACAAAATATACGAGGTAATACATATGTCTAATCTATCTGCGCTCAAGAAGAACTCCTCTCTTGGCAAGCTCGCTCGAGCACTCGAATCGACCACAAAGAACAGTGGTTCAAAAGAAGATGAACGTTTGTGGCAACCAGAAGTTGATGCTGCTGGTAATGGCTACGCAGTCATTCGTTTTCTTGACGCCCCTGCTGTTGATGGGGAAGATGGTATGCCGTGGGTTCAAGTGTTCAGTCATGGCTTCCAAGGTCCTGGTGGCTGGTACATTGAGAACAGTTTGACGACTCTTGGTCAGAAGGATCCCGTTTCTGAGTATAACACTCAACTCTGGAACTCTGGCATTGAAGCGAACAAGGAAATTGCTCGCAAGCAGAAGCGTCGTCTGACTTATATCTCAAACGTTCTTGTCATTAAGGATACTGCAAATCCTGCCAACGAAGGAAAAGTTTTCCTCTACAAGTACGGCAAGAAAATCTTTGATAAGATCAAGGAAAAGATCGAGCCGCAATTTGAAGATGAGAAGGCTGTCAATCCGTTCAGCTTCTGGGAAGGTGCAAACTTCAAACTCAAGATCCGCAAGGTTGAAGGCTATCGTAACTACGATAAGTCTGAGTTTGATAATCCGTCTCCGTTGTTTGACGGCGATGATGATAAGATTGAGAAGGTTTGGAAAGCGGAATATTCTCTCAAGGAATTCCTCGATCCAAAGCACTTCAAGTCTTATGATGAATTGAAGTCAAAGTTGGATCGCGTTCTTGGTCTTGATGGCGTTGCCGCTGCGCGTGCAAAGTCGAAGGCTGAAGATCTCGAACTGGCTGATGAAGATGTCGGCGTTGCAGCCACTGATGACGACGATTCAATGGCTTTCTTCGGAAAGTTGGCTGAAGATTAATACACCAATCCGAGTTGGTTGTATGGAAGGGAGGCGAAAGCCTCCCTTTTTATTTGTACAATGAAGATGGGTGATAAAAGTCTTTATATGTTGCGCGCATGAAAGCATCATCAGGATTACGAACTGTTGGAGTTGCACTGAATGGTTTTGGTTGTGGTGCTGGTGGCGGTACAGCTGGTGGTGTTGATGGCGCATTTACAATTACTGGAGGTGCTGTTTGACGTGCAGCTTGCATATTCGCACTAGTACGCTCCATAATTGTACCAGGAATGTCTGTTCTAACTGGATTTGGCATTGCACTTTTACCTAACATTCCCATATCACGTGCAGCCAATCCAGCGTCAATTCCTATTGATGCAGCAGTACCAAGACCAGGAAGTGTTCCTGCTAATCCAGAAGCAACTTCAAGACCTGCTCCTGTTAAGTCGCCAGACAATGCACGTTGGGCGCCAAATCCTAATCCTGCAAGAGCGCCAATAATTGGAATCTTTTTGAGTGCAGATTTCAAAACAGTTTTACCTGCCGTTTTAGTAGCAGTTTTTGCTCCAGTTTTTGCTGCCGTTTCCGCAGCTGCAGTTCCACCCTTTTCAGCAGCCTTTTGAGCAGTTGCACCTGCTGTTTGTTCTGCTGCTTTTTTAGCAGCTTCTACTGGAGGTGCTGGCGTTGAAGTCG